ACCAATCTGTTGAGAATCCCAAGCGTAAATCCAATGCTCATCCCGCTGTGTTCATCCTCCAGCAAGGATCTGAACGCCTTTAGCGCACTCTCATAGCACGCCACACCATAATCCCACTCGTCCTCCGAAGCACCGCCACGCTCTCTCTCGCAAGCAATTCGGACTTCTTCCTCCGCCCACAGCTCCATATTGGATTTTTCTCTTTTTTCTTCCATAGTGTTATTCTTCCTCCTCAATCGGTCTGTTCCAGCATTCGGCACACGGACAGTTGCCTGTACGCGTTTTTTCGCACCAATTTTCTAACCCCAAGACTGATGGACAAAAAGTCGGTATTCCGTTAGAATTCAATTCTACGTTTGGAAAATGTTTTAATAATTTCGTCAAATAAGTTTCCTGCGGGTGCTCTTCAGACCATTTCTCCACGATATCAACCGCCTGTTCGGGAAACATTTGTATAAATGTTCTACACCCTACCAAACCACTTTCATTGTAAATCTCGCATCCAGCACAGAATTTCCCAAAACTTTCACACATCCTCCGCTTCTCCTTAAAAAATCTTACCGCATCCATCTTTATTCCTCCTCCAACAGCTTTTCATATTCCTCTTCGGAATAATTCACAACCGTGCGGATAATCCGCAAAATAGACCGCAGACACTCCTCGTTTCCGCTTTTGCTTCCAAAATAATAGGTGTCATGAAATGGCATGAACCCTTCGTCAAAACAGTGCTCCATAAATTCAACGCAGAGAAAGTCCTTTCTGTCCGGGAAATCGCCTTCTTCTTCCATTCTGTGCTCCACGCGCTTGCATACAAGCCTTCTGACATGCTCGTCAGTGCTCCCTGTGTGCAGACTTTTCCGCAGATTGTCTAAATAGTGCAGCTTGTCCTCGAATTCGTACACCTTTGCTGTTCCATCCGTGAAATCGTGAAAGCTTTTCATTACATAAAATTCTAAGTTTTCCGGCGGCTCATCCAGCCGCAAATTCCCAACAAAGGGTAACCAAACAGTGATTTCATTCATTTTTCTTCTTCCTCCTTCTCCTTTTCAACTCTCTCTCCAGCTCCTTCACACTGCAAAGAGAAAGCTGCTCCTTCCGCTCCACATATTCCTTCGGCGGTCGGTGTTCTTTCCTTCTCCCTCTGAAATCCGTTTCCTTCAGGTCAAATAAATCAAAACAAGCCACATTTTTCACTTGCCCATCCGCCAGCAGAACCCACCACATGTTGTTGATATTGTGGTATACCTTTCCCCGCAGCAGATAACCGCTCCAGTCGCGAAAATATTTCGTTTCTCCGTTTCGCAATGTATTTCCGTCCCTGTCTGTGCCGTTAATTTCATATTTGGCAGTCTGCCCGTCCACAGCCTTCAGAAAAAACCAATTTTCCTGCGGATGATGCCAACTGCGGATATAATCATGAACAATAAATGCGGCACCCTTGCAGGTGTTCCTCCCAAATTCTATGGAATACCCGCATTTTTCAAAATAGTTCAGAAGCTTTTCCATCGTCCAGTCATACCGCTTCTGTATCAAATATGGCATTTTTCCATATTTATCAAAATCATAAAACCCACCATGCGGATTTTCATGAAATACATCCTGATAAAATTCAATTTTAAAAATATTGGGTGCATACTGCGCTTTAAATCGCAAATCATCAAATCCACCTACTCTGTTTGTCTCGCTCAAAGAAGGGAACTTCTTTTTCATCTCTTTGTCCTCGCTCACATAAAACCCAATCGAACCAAGAAAACGCATCAGGGCTTTAAAATTCTCCCAATGAGGGTTCCCCTCTCTTTGGAAACTGTGCGGCAGGTCTCCTCTGTCTATGCAAAATTTCGTGTCATAAATCGTTACCTTCGGCATTTTCCTTCTTCCTCCTTCAGCCCAATCAGCCAGTCCACCGAACACCCCGTTTTCGCCGCAATCCGAAACAACATGTCCGCCCCCGGCACTATTTTCTCCCTCTCGTAGTTGTATAGCGTGATGTACGCTATTCCGGTAAAGGCGGCAAAATCCTTTTTCGTCATGCCGCTCTTCTCCCGTAACTGTCGGATTCTCTCCTGAAATATCTCCCCGTCAAATTCTCCGGTCTGCTTGCGGCGGCCCGCCTTCTTCTCCGGCGGCGTGTCCTTCGTTCGGGGCGCGTCCTCCTCCACCTCTACCACAATGTATCCGGGACGCTTGATCTTTCCCGTCCTCCCTCTGGAAATTAAGGATCGTATGGTTTCTACCTGCACCCCTCGCAGCTCCGCCAGCTCCGCCGCACTGTCTGCCACCGCAAGCGGAAGGGAAAGCGCATCCTTCGTCACCGCCATATAAATTTTCAACGCGCTCCCTCCCCTCCTGAACCGCCGTTATGCGTTCTTCTCCGCATCCTTCCTGCCACGCTTGCCAGCATTTGCTGCACGCCTAAGTGCACTTATCAACATCGCAATGATGGCATCCGAATACCCGTCCATATGTCCTTCCACTACTCCGTCTGCATTCCTGTGGATTTCAATGTGCACCTCTTGCATATCCTTCTCTTCGTCCTCTACAGCGTTTTCCTTGTTCTGAATCCCGTTCACAGCTGTCTGCAGCAGGAATCCCAATAAAAACCAGACTTTATCTCTGATTTTTTTCATGCAGATTTCCGCGCCCAGTTCCTCGTCATAATTTTCCTCGCTCACGCAGGAACTGCTTTCCACAAGCTCAAACCCATTCGCCAGTACCGCACGCACCACCGTTGTCTTTTCTCCCAAAGTGAAAACAGAAGTGTCTGCAATAAAATCCTCCACCATCTTTTCACTGATGGACGGCATATCTGTTTTTAAGTTCTCATTTTCCTGCAAGGGTAAATATGCCTTTTCAAAAACATTCTTCGGGCTGAAACTTTCATATCCGTCCGCATAGCGCACCTTGTAGCCCATTACCGCAATTTCTCCCTCGGCAAGCGCAACCTCGTTGATTTCATCGTTTTCATTGCTGTAAATCTTGTCGCCAATCTTAAACGCTTTTTCTGCCTCGATCAGTTTTGTCCCAATATATTTCTTCATCCTCTGTTCTCCTTTCTTAAAACGGCAAATCGTCATCCTCCACACTCTCGTCAATGGGATAGAATCCCTTCTGCTCCGCTAACCCCATCTGTTTTCCGGTCTGCGCCGCAGGCTTGCTCTGTGCCGCAGGCTTGCCTTCTCCGCTGTCCTTCTTACTTTCCGCAAAGTACTGCTCCTCAATGACAACCTCTGTTGTCCAGCGTTTTTCGCCGTCCTTGTCCCAGCTCCGCACCTGCAAACGTCCCGTCACGGCAACCAGCTGCCCCTTCCGGAAATATTTCTCCGCAAATTCGCCGCTCTTGCCGAAGGCAACGCAAGGAATGAAGTCCGCTCGTTCAGCACTTTGCTTCGCAAAGTCGGCTTCGCCGCCCGCATCCTTCTTTGCGGTGCATCCCGGCTCGTCCTTTCTCTTGAAACGTCTGTTGACCGCCAGCGTGTAATGGGCAACCGCTAAGGGCTCCGCCCCGTTGGAATATCTCACCTCAGGCTCCCGCGTCAGCCGCCACA